TGTTTGTTTGATGGTGACTACGGTTCTTACGATGTTTCGATGCCATATGAGATCAGTCATGCCGCCAGTTCTATAGTTTATCAAGTGTGCAAACATTTCGGTTACTCTGACTTTGCGCTCACGATGTTAGAAGGATTAATGACCGATATGAATTTTCCGACGGTAGAAGTGCTACATGATCTATTTACCGTAGCTGGATTGACTACGTCGGGGGGATCTTACACTGCCGAGTTGAATTCCTTAAAGAACAATGTGATGATGATGTACTATTTCGCTATCACTCCTGGTTTGGGACTGGACAAGTACTGGACCCATTTCCTTAAGGACGCATTTGGAGATGATGTGACTGGGGTCGTGAAAAATTCAATCAAGCACCTGTTTAATATTGAGTTGTACTCACACTTCGTGAAAGATGTTCTTGGTATGGATTTTACAGCACCTGATAAGACAGAAGCTAACATCGCATTTCGTAAACTTTCCGACTATTCTTTTCTTAAAAGAGGATTGGTTAAACATGTCGAGTTGCCTTTGTATGTAGCTCCCCTTGACCTAGAATCGATATGTAAAATGTTGACTTGGATGATACCCTCTCCCAATGTAACTCTGCATGAACAGATGGTCTCTACTTGTAATTCTGCACTATGGGAGCTGTTCCTCCATTGTGATTATGCCACATGGTCGAGAATAAGAGCCAGATTGAGTGATACTCTAAAGAAGCATTTTCCTGGTTTAGTGAATGACGCTGATTTAGTGATCTGGCAGAAAATATGTGTCACAGTATATCCTGATGCAATGATGTTAAAGGAGGAAGAAGCATCCAATCAAGAAGATACGAATGGTGGTTTGTATGTTGCAGGAACCACAGATAAGGTCTTGATTGTGTCCGCTGAAGCGGATACTGTGAACTATGAAACAATCTCTTTGGCGGGGGATTTGTTTTCAGACAATCGTGCGTCACAAAAAACTAAATTACAATGGTTGTTAGATGAGAAGAATGTGCTTGAAAGACATATAATGTCTATGGAGATTGCGCTAAAGGGACTTGAGTGTCCTTTTGGCACATTGCATCCGGACGACGTCATACACACTCAGACTTATTTTAGCAACCAAAGTTATAGAGAAGCTACAGATGCGTATTTGGCGATTTTGATTGACCTAAAAGATACTCGCAATACTCTTGAATACGTGAACAGGAAGATTCGCATCTTTGTCAACAATGCCCACTTGGTAACAGAATCTGACGCTTCTCTTTCACACACTGGAGCTATCAGGAAAGAAGTGACAGACACTCATGAAAATCTTACGGACGTTGGGGGTGAGCAGAAGGATGAGGTTAGTTTTCACCATGCTTTTAATCACCCTGTATCTTCCGAGGATCTACAACTCAAAGGTTTTTTCGCAAGACCAGTACAAGTTGCCAAATTAGCTGTCGATCTGAATTCAAATTTTGACTTTAGCTTTAATATTTGGTCACTTTTTCTGGGGGATCCCACTGTGAGAGCTAAGTTGAGAAATTATGCCTTCATGAGATGTAATCTGAACGTCCGTGTAGCTGTTTCAGGAACTCCTTTCCATTACGGCAGATTACTAGTGAGCTACGTACCGTTCCCCTCAGTCAATCAACCCTTTTCATCTTTTGGACCTACTTACAGATATGAGCGTTTGAAATATCTGTCCCAGTGTCCCGGAGCAAGAACAATTGATGTTAGAGAGAATACCCCTTTTGAAATGCATGTGCCATATGTTTCTCCACAGCACATTGGAAGGCTTTACAATGATTCAAATCTAGTTTTATCAAGCTCGACTCCGTTTGCTGATTTTGATAAATTAGGAAGCCTTTACATTAGCACCCTCAATCCTATTAAAGCCACAGCGACTGGTGCAACCAACGTTTATCTGTATGTGTACGTTTACGCAGATGATGTTCAGCTTGGTAGCGCTACTGGTACTCTTCTAGACGTTACAGCTGAGAGTTTGGTGGTTAAGGGTGAGGCTGATGAAAGAGAGGTTGGTCCCGTGGAGTCATTCGCTACCAACGCTCTCAAGATAACCAAGATGGCTGAGATGGTACCTGTTATCTCCCCATATGCTAAAGCAAGTTCGATGGTTATGTCAGCTCTAAAAGGTGTAGCTTCATTGTTTGGATGGTCCTATCCCGTGTTAATTGGTACTCCTGTCAGAATGAGACCCGATCCATTCCAGAATGGAGCACAGACCGTTGGACAGGACACTGGCAAAAGAATAACATTAGATCCTAAGTGTGAGCTCTCTGTTGATCCAAGGATAGTTGGAGTAGACCAGGATGAGCTAACGATAAACTCAATCGTTAAGCGAGAATCATTGCTCTCACAGTTTGAATGGGCACCGGGAACAGTTCCCTTAGTTGATTCACTTTGGTCTGTCTATGTCACACCACGTGCTAATGAGACACTTGTTGTTGGATCAAAGGTTGTCGCTCAGCCCACGGCTTTGTCATTCGCTGCGACCCCGTTCGATTGTTGGAGAGGCTCCATTACTTATAGATTCGAAATAGTCTCATCAAACTTTCATCGAGGAAAATTGATGTTCGTGTATGAACCTAACACTGCTCAAGTAGGGTTGATTTCAGCTAATTTAGGTACCAACAAGCAGTATGTGAAAGTTATAGACATTCAGGAGACTCAGTCTTTGTCGTTGACGGTTGATTGGAACTACCCACGTCCGTGGGCTCGCAACATACCTGATACTTTGATGTCTAGCACAGTAGGTGACCAATTTTCAACTAGTGCAGGGATGTTTAGTTTCGCTAATGGAGTGCTTCTGATTACGCCCTTTACGGAACTACAATCACCCGATTCTTCTTCTATAGCTATCAATGTATATGTCAGTTCGCAGAATATGAAATTCAATCGGTTAACTGATTCGAATTTCCCTTTGCTGACTGATCCATTCGCCGTTGAAGTGAAGGGAGAATCTGACACGTTGAATCAGAGAGACAACACTAACATGGGTATTAATTCAGCCATTATGGATGATTCCTCACTGTCCTCTGATTTCTTTGGAGAGATGCCTTTATCATTCAGGGCCCTTTTGAAGAGATTTCAGTCTATGTATGCGATAACTGAGCCGTCTGGAGGAGGAGTTAACAATAATATGAAGTTTGTGTTTAAAGTCTGGCCGGATAGAGCCACTGTAGATGAGTTTTCTAACAACGCTACACTTTATCATTATTTGAGAAAGGCGTACTTAGCACAAAGAGGAAATTTACGCAGGAGGTTGTTGTTGCGCTTCAATGATAGCTCCTCAGCTTTTCATCATTACGTATCAACTCTAGTGCGACTGTATCCAGATGCCACAACTACTCAAGCCTACGGAGCGGGAGTGTATGATAATCCTATCTCACCTTCTTATAGTGTAAATGGTTCCGTCATTTTTTATGACAATGTTAACGCTGGTATTGAAGTTGAAGTACCGAATTATTCATCTAACTTGTTCCAGTGGGCCTGTAATGATGATCCTTGGTATAGTCTAAGTGTAATCGAATCGAAGGCATTGCGGAATTATGAGGTATTGGTGAGTGCGAACGGCGCATACAATGCCATTAGTGTCGAAGAGAGTTTTGCAACAGGGGAAGATTTTAATCTTATGCGCTGGATAGCCGCTTATCCAGTAACTCTCAATGCGTCATCCCCGGGATGAGCGCATCTAGGCTTTTACGGGAGGATTTGAGCCTTGAATCAAAACGTCCAAGTCGCAGGGTATTAAGTTATTTTGTGGCGACCCTCGCGAATGAGCGAGGTAGTGTTTGTTCATTTCTTATAGAAATGTTCGGTTTCTTTACACATGCACAGAAGTGCTTCAAGAAAGAGGTTTTTAGTTGGTAGCTAATTGTAGTCCAACATAAGGTGAATTAAGTTTCATCTATGCGTAATGCATTTTGAACCTGGGATCTTGGAGAATAACCACTTGTACATGTTTGTATCTGGACCCACGGGCTGCCGTGTTTGTTTGCAGCAGGTTTTAGATATTTTTATTCCCA